GTTCGCCGCCTGCTGCTTGCGGCTCGGTGTTTTGGTCGAGCCGGTATAGGGTTTGCGGTAGCTGGCGTTCAGGCCAGAGAGCATGCCGCCTGCATTGCCGCCGAACGCCCCGCGCACCATGCCGATGAGGCCGGTAATGCGCGACAGCAAAGAATCTGGCGTGCTGGCGAGCGCCGCCGCGTCGTTGACCAGATCCTTCGCCGAGTAGATGAAGTCGGCCGCCGCGTCGATCTCGCCCAGCAGGTCAAAGCCCGGCGACTGCATGAAGCCGCCCAGGGCGCCGATCTTGTCCGAGGCTGCATTGACCACGAAGCCGGGGAAGCCCTTGGTCAGGTACTTAGACAGAAAGCCCGAGCCCGCCGCCTCAGTGACTCGGTTGGCCGCCTTGCTGATGGCATTGACGCTATCGGTGGTGGCGCGCGGATAGGATGCCTCGCCCGCCTCCAGGAAGGTCAGCGAGACCCGGCACATGCCGCCGTTCTCGCTGCTCTCGCTGACATTGAGCCCGCGACAGACAACCGTCAGCTCGCCCTTGTACGGGTGGATCAGCTGCCCCGGCCCGGCCTTCTCGCACGCCTCGACCAGCGCATCACGCGCCTGATGGTAGTCGGCCCCGATCACATAGCCGTTGATCGTGAACTCGCGCGCCTTGCGGCCCAGGTCCTCGGTAAACGGCACGTCACGCTGTGCATGCTCATGCACTGCCTGGCGCCGGCCGTGGCTGCTATCGGCCGTCTCTACATGGAACGGCACGCCGCGAAAGCTGGCTGTGCGGTAGCTGTCTCGCCAACCCATGAAAAACTCCAGGCAATAAAAAAACCCGCCGAAGCGGGTTTGTGTGGTTTGTGGGCGCCTACTGCGCTAGCTGCCCGGCGTTGATTTGAGGCCATATTGTGAGGGATTAGCCCATGCCGTCAACGCTATGGAGCCATCATTGAGTATCCAAGGTTCGTATCGAACTTGGCGCCCTGGCTGCCCTCGGTCTTCACCTTGGTCCCGGCCGGCAGATTGTTCATGTCTACCCGCACCAGCACCTCTTGCTGCCTCATGCCTTGCGCGGCCTGCTGGCCGATCTGCGCCGCCTTCTGCCCGATCGGGTGAGCAGCTGCGCCGGTCTGCGGGCCGATCTGCGCCGCCTTCTGCCCGATCGGGTGAGCAGCTGCGCCGGTCTGCGGGCCAGAGACGGTGCTCGCCTCGATGCCGAACAGCTCCTTGGCCCAGTCCGGCAGCGCGCCTTGAATCGCAGCAACCGCTGCAATCATCTTCTCGCGAAGGACTGCGGCGAGGTCCCACCCCGTCAGGTATTTCACCAAGCCGTTGAAGCCTTCCATCATCAAGGTGACAGGGTTGTACTCCTGCCACAGTTTCCACATGCCATTGATAATGCCGTCCGAGAACGCGGCTTTTACGCCTGCCCACTTCTCGGAGAAGAAGGCCACGATGTTGTCCCAATTCTTGTAAACGACGAAGGCCAGGCCGGCTACAGCCGCAATAGCTGCGATGAACCATCCGAGCGGCGTCAACAGAATTGCTTTTCCAAGCGCCATGAAGCCACTGCCGAGCGCTTTGATAGCAAAGGTCAGCGGGCCGGTCATTGCAGACGCGAGCGAAACCAGAGAGCTTGCGACTCCTATCACTGACGAGAGGAGCGGGCCGCCGATCAGCACAGCCAGCGCCGCCAGAACAAGGTTCGCCCCGCCAAACGTGTCGACCATCCAGCCGACTGCATTGATCACCGGCTGAATACCATCCCATAGCTCGCCGAGGAACGTTGTCAGTTTCTCGATCCGCTCTGGCAGCTTGGCGGCAAAGTCTTCCGCGAACGCCTCGATCTGCGGCCGGTACTGAATGAACAGCTTGTTGAACTGGTCCGACAGCTTGATCAGGTGCGGCAGCAGCGCGGCGCCGATGGTGTTGCGGGCGCCGGTCATCAGGGCGCTGAACCGCTGCATCTGGCGGTTGAAGTCCCGCGCCGAGGCGACGGTGTCGCGACTCATGACGATGCCCAGCTCGCGCGCTTCTGCCCGGAACCGGACGATCTCGTCGGCGCCAGCACTGACCATTTCGGCCATCTGCTCGCCGCCCGTACCACCGAACAGCTCGTCAACCAGGCGCTGACGCTTGGCGACGTTGTCGACCTTGGCCAACTGTCCGAGCACCAGATCGAACAGCTCCTGGGTGTTGCCCATGACGCCCTTGATCTTGTCCTCGCTCAAGCCGAGCCGTTCAAAGGCCTCGGCGGCGCCGCCGCCACTGGTGGTCGCCCACTCATCGGCACGCAGCGACAGCTCTTTCATGCCGTCGATCAGCGAGTCTTGCTCGACTCCGTACTGACTGGCCGCGTACTGCATTTCCTGCAGGTACTCGGCAGAGACGCCGAGTCGCCTGGACCAGTTCTGCACCTCGGCGCCCGACGCGGCCATGCTCTTGGTGACGCCCAGGATCGCCGCTCCAGCCGCGCCAGCCATTGCGCCGATGCCGGCACCCAGCATGGCCACTCGCCCCGCCAGATTAGCAACGGCAGATCCGACGTTGCGGAACCTGTCAGCCAGGATCGGCAGGCCGGACTTATTGACCAGACTTCCAAACTGCGCGCCGAGCCCACCGGCCTGACGCTTGACCTTGCCCATGATCGAGCCGAGCGGGCCGGTCAGCTTGTCGACCGCCTTGATGATGACGCTTAGGGGGTAGCCTTTTCCTGCCACTTCACCCACTCCTCTGCCCGCTCAAGCCAAAAGCCCAGCTCATCGAAGTCCATTTCCATGACCTCCGACGGCTGGACGCCCAGCACCTTCACGACAACTGTCAGGCCTGAAGTCCAGTCGCGAGGCGCGAGAGCAAAAAATCCCGCGCCTCCTGGAGGACGACGCCCTGATCCTCTTCGCCCAGCTCTTCAAGGAACGCAGGAGCGCGCCCGACCAGCTTGGCCGCCAGATCGATCAGGGTGCCGAAATCCAGATCCAGACCACCGTTGCCCTTGCCGTCGCTGACCACGCGCAGCGCGTGGCCCCGTAGGTGCTTGAGCTTGAAGGTCATGGTCAGCTCGGTGACGGTTTCGCTGCCGAACTCGACCGGCTCTTTCAGGGTGATCAGCTTTTCCTTAGCCATTAGCGGACCTCCTCGCCCGACATACCCTCGAAGCGGACGGCGATGTTGCCTTCCTCGGTGTTGCCGGTGCCTTCGCTGGCGTACCAGGCCTGGCGCAGCACGATCACCTTGCCGTTTGCCAGTTCGAGCGTGATGGTGGCGTTCTCGATGCTCTGCAGGGCTTCGAGGCTCAGCTCCTTGCGGTCGGTGATCTCGCCCTCGATGAAGGCCACCTGCGGGGTTTCCTTGTAGCCATGCACCGCGTCCGCGCCAACGATGGCTTCTTTGCGGGCCTTGCCGATGTTGTAGGTGAAGTTGCCTTTGGCGAAGTACAGGTCGCCATCAACCTTGAGGCTGATCAGACCGCCGCGACGGTTGCTCATGTGTTATCTCCGAATGAGGTGTTCCGCCCTTACAGGCGGAACTGGATCTTGTTGGCGACGATGCGGAGCTGGTTGACCAGATCCGGCGGCATCAGCACGTCGAGGCGGTTCGGATCGCTGGCGTTACGCTCGGCGATAAGGTTGGCCTTGAAGTCATCGATGTTCTCGACAAGGGCAATGTCTTCCCATTCGCGGAACTTGGCGATGGCTTCGGCCTTCATGACGACCGGCGTCACGACTGCCTGACCTGCGCCGTAGCGGGTGCCGTCTGCGGCCAGCTTGTGGCGCGGGTACTTGCGCAGGGTGTAGTCGCGCCAGTCATGGCGGATGAACATCACGGTGAACAGCGTTTCAACGTCGAGGTAGCTGGTGTCGCTCGCCCCTGCGGTGTTGGTCTTGTAGGTGGTGATCAGTCGCTCAGCGACCATCGTTCCATCGACGTTGATGCGGGTGGTCGCGATGCCGTCGAACAGCAGCAGGTTGCGCTCTTCGTTGGTGAAGCGATCCTTGGCGGCCGGCGACAGGCACCACGAATACGCCAGGTTCTGCAGCGGGCGGGCCGGGTCAATCGCGGCGTAGTACGCAGCGATGGCCATGGTCTCGGCAGCCTTCTCGTACGCCGGCATCGGCTCGTTGTTGGCCATGACGATGGTCAGGTGCGGACTGTTGTGGCTGTCGCCCAGCGAGCCAAGCGAACTGACGGTGCCGCGCGCGGCGGCAAAGGCGTGACCTTCGATCTCGCGATCCCAGGCGAAGCGGTCGGCTAGTTCTTTCTTGATTACGTCCAGCGTGGCCGCGTCGGAGTATGGGACGGCCCAAGTCTGGAACCACTCGGCGCCAATGCCAGCGAGCGCCGTGGTCAGGCCGGGGTTGCCCGAGCCGCCAGTCATCGCAGCGAAGCTCAGGCCCACGCCGGCAGGCAGTTCCTGGCCGGTGTAGTAGTTGGCGCGCAGGTCGATGACGTTGCCGACTTCGCCCTTGTGGCGAGCGGTGATGTTGACCTTGGCCGTGTTCACGCCGTCAACTGCTGCGGTGGCAGAAACGTCTTTTGCGGCATTGATAGCGTTGGCCATGGCAGTGGCAACCGTCGCGGAAGCATCGCCGCTGGTTACGCCCACGTCGACGCGACGACCGCCTACCATGAGGTAGATCGTGCCCGAGGCAGTGGCCGGGCCGCTGACGGTGACGGAGCCAGTCGCGGCAACACCGGCCGTGTTGTCGTCTACAGCCAGCACCTGAAGCTCGGAATAGCCGTCCTGCGCCAGTGCGGCGCGGACCATACCGGCAAGCATGGAGCCGGCGCCAAACAAGGTGTCGGCCTGCGCTGCGCTGGTGACACGCGACAGGCTATTGGCAAGCGCGGTGCCGGAAGCGAGCCGCTGACCAATAATCAGGCGACGGTAGGTGACCGACTGCGGCCCGCGAACGGCGGCGCTGTTGTCGATCTCACTGTAAACGCCAGGCTTGCGCAGCGAGCCCGGCCCCGGAATGGTGTTAAAGCTGATCGCCATTTACTTGCTCCCCTTGGTCGGCTTGACCTCGATAACGTCGCCAGACGCAAGCCGGCGCATCCAATAGCTGTTCTTTTCGACCGACTCGCCTTCGGCGGCCAGTGGGCGGTAGTCGCCGGGATGGCGAACGAGTCGCCCCTCGGCCGGTTTCAAAGTAATGAGTTCGGTCATGGGTTAAGCGCCCCGTTAATGGTTTTCGCCCGGTCGGCCGGGTCAGTCTGTTCGTTGTCCAGGCTGTATTCAGTCGAGACTGTGTTCAGGTTTGGCAGAGTGGCGTTGAAGTCGGCAGTCGGATGAGCATCGATGTAGTCGGCGTCAAAGCTGATGCGGCAACCGCCCAGCAGTGACTGGCCTTCATCGCGCAGCACCATGCGCGTGCGTGCATAGCGCAGATCCTCGACGGTGCCGCCCAGGGTGTCGTCTTTGAGCAGCTCGATTTCCACCTGGCGCGCCAGGTTGTCGAGGGTGTCGTCGAGCGTTGAGTCGCCTGATGCGTGGATCTCGACGACCAGCTCGACGCTGCGCCGATACTCACGCGGGGCGGCGGTCCACAGCTCGCCGCTTTCGTCCTGCGTGTACACGACGATGGCAGGCAGTTCCTGCTCCCAGTCGTTCGAGATAAACGGCTCGATGCGGCTGGCATAGACGCTGGCCCCGGCACCTGTCTTGTTCAGCAACAGCGCAACGGCCTGCTTTCTGATCAGTTCGCGAGGATGTGCCATGGTCAGACCTTCTTGAGGATGATCAGCGCGCCGGCCACGCCGTCAGGCTGAACATCCCCGATCCGGTAAAGCTGGCCACGCGCCCGCACACGGTCCCGGCTGGTCGGCTCGTTGGGGAGATC